TTCCCCTTCAGGGCGTCGGTCATTTGGAGTCCCTCCAGGCGTTGTAGTCGGCGATGAGCTGCCTCAGGAGGGCGTCATCGGCCTCGAGTCGTTTGATGCCGCCCCGGATCTCGAGGAGGTCCTGGCGGGTGAAGCAGTAGGTGGCCCCGCCGTCGGTGGAGTGCGGGACCGTGACGGCCGGAGTGGCGACGGGCGGAGGCGTCGGGATCCGGGGGGCGTCGGAGCGGATCGGCGGCACCGGGGCGCTCGCGCACCCAACGACGAGGATCAGCGCCAGCACCAGCCCCGCCACCAGTGGCCAGGGCGAATGACCCGGCAGGTCAGAAGAGCGGATCGCCTTCATGGATCTCCTCCTGCCTCGGGGGCACTTCCTGGGGCCTAGAAGCCACGATCTTGTCGGCCATGCCACGCTCCACGTCCCGAGCCGATCGGGCTTCCTGGAGCCGCCTGGTCGCTTCCTGGGCGGCGGCCTCGGCCTTGGCGGCCCTGGTATCCGGGGACTCCCGGCGAGAGCTCAGGAGCCCCAGGAACCAGGCGACGAGCTTGCCGGCGAGAAGCAGGATGCTCCCCACGGGATCACCCGGCCGGCGTCGACTTCTTGAACAGCCCGACGGCGTTGAACGCAGCCACGACAGCGTCGATGACGGCGCCAGCGATCTTCATGATGGCCGCCCGGAGCTCCGGCGTCAGCTCGGTGACGAAGCCGGCCGCGCCGTCGAGGAGGCTGGCCAGGAACGCGGTGACGGCCGTCTTCTTCGTGGCACCGTCACCCGACCCTTCCATCTCCTTGATGAAGGCGACGAGGGCGGGCAAGAACTGCGCGAGGACGCCGATGGCCTTGAACAGGTTCGCGAGGCTCATGGGGGGACTCCTTGTTTCAGCGAATGGCGGTTCCCTTGAACAAGGGGCCCGGCGAGCGGGCCTTGTTCAGGTGAATTGAAAGAGGCGGGGCCCCCGTGGGCACGGCACTCAAGCCGCGCCGAGCTACGCACTCGGACCTCGCGTGTAGGGTGTGCGGGCGTCCTACCGTTAGACGAAGCTCCCGAGTTACTGGGTGCGGCGGGACTCGAACCCGCATTCCCCGCTGAATGGGTGGTGCCGGGGGCGGGAGTCGAACCCGCCTGCGCTGGCTTATGAGGCCGGCTGGCCCACCGGGGCCTGTCCCCGAATCAGGGTAGAAACACCGGAGCGTTGGTGAGGTTGTCCGCCTGAGTGGCGTAGACGATCACGAACCCGTCGGCCGGGCTCGGGCGTCCCGCGGCGGTGATGGTGATCCGCGCCACCGACATCGGGAGCTGGATCCCGCGGAGGGCCGGGCTGATCGTCGAGGAGTCCGCCTGGTGACCGGCCACGAGATCGCTCGGGGTGATCTCCCAGACCTTCCGTCCGGCGCCGTCGTAGCCGACCGCGTTGAACGGGGCCCACTTCCACATGTAGTAGTAGAAGGTGCGCCTGAGGGTCTGTGCCGACAGGAGCGCGATCGACTTCGGCTCGGTGATCGAGAGCGGCTCGAGCGCCGGCAGCACGACTCCGTAGGTGCCACCCTGGGAGTTGGTGGTGTAGGTGCGTACGCTGATGCTGGCCTTCGTGGCCGCCTCGGGGTCACCGAAAATCTGGAACATGCCGGCGAAGGCGCCCTCGTACCCGAGGTCCCCGAGGAGGTTGCCGGTCGCCCAGGTCTCGCCGGGCTGGACGTCTGCGATGAGGATGCCTCGTCCGATGCCGGGCTGGGGGTCGGCCAGCCTCACGGTCAGTACCGAGTCGGACCCGTTGGCGAACGCGAACTCGGTGCGCCAGTAGGATCCGTAGGCTCCGGGGGCATTGGCCAGGCCCGAGAACGTCACCCAGCGGGCGGGTGCGTCGGCTGCCCGAACCGGGCACGCAGCCGCGAGCAGCATCCCGAGCGCGAAGGCGAACAGGACGAGCGTGATGAGGATGCGGCGACGGTTGCTCACTTGCGCTTCGTCCCGAAGGCGGTCTTGCGCTCCGGCTCGGCGGGCGCCGGGTCGGGCGTCTCCACGACGAACTCGATCGAGCCATCGACCTGCAGCTCCCGGAGGTAGGGGCCGAAGCGGCTCTCGGGATACGTGACGTCGGGATCCGGCTCGAACTCGATGCCGTTCACGACGCAGGGCTTGGCGACACGAACCATTGATGTCTCCTGTTGGGGTAGCGGTCGGGAGGTGGAGACTCATGCCGGGCCCACCTCCCCAACCCGTCCCGGTCGGGTGCGTTGGACTAGCTGACCGCCGTGGTGAAGAGAGCCCCGCCGTCGGCCATGACGACCGTCGTCTCGTAGGCGTCGATGTACCGATAGATCTGCGAGCCCTCGGCTCCGACGTTCATGTCCTCGAACTGGCGGGTCTTCGGGTAGCCGCCGCTCGTCAGCGTCAGGGCGAACTGCGGGCTGTAGAGGTCCGCCTCGCCGACGATCACGAGGCCCGCGAACTTGCCCCACACGTCGGTGAGGGCCGCGGAGCTCGAGTTGGTCGTGGTCTTGACCATGTTGCCGACGTAGAGGTCCACGTCGAGCAGCGCGGCCAGGAGGTCAGCGCCGATCGGCGCGCCGGGATTCGCCTTGGTGGCGCCGCCGCTCACGAGGCTCAGGATCTGGGGGTGGAAGCGGAGCGCCTTGAAGACCTTCGGGCCCACGAAGAGGGCGCGCGGGATCTGGCCCGTGAGGCCCCTGATGGTCTCCTTCTTGTCCGCGATGTCGAAGAGCGGCAGCGAGTACCAGGAGGTCCCGTTCGGCGCGTAGTTGTCCCACCGGGTGCCGGTGCCGCCCGAGGTGAGGGTCGCGTTTGTGGTGTAGTTGCCGGAGGTCGTCAGCGCCGTGGCGATGTGGACCTCCTTCTTGAGCTCGGTCTTCTGGCGGGCCAGGTCGAACTTCACGGACGCGAGGTCCATGCCGTTCGCGGCAGCGATCCGGATCTCGCGGGGCTCGGCGATGACCTGGTTGGCGTGGACCTTGAGGGTCAGCGTCTGCCAGGAGCCGTCGACGTCCGCCGTCTTGACGTTGCCGCGGATCGGCACCACGTCGTCGGCTCCGTCGAAGAACGCCTCCTTGCCCCACTTGATGTAGGACGCGCGCTCGTCGCCGTCCTCCGAAGAGTTGACCTCGGGCGCGAGCTGGGCGCCGATCGGCTCACCCTGGGAGTAGCCGACACCGCGATTGATGGTCCCGACGGTGGAGCGCCGCAGCGTGGAGATCGTGCTGAGCTCCTTGACGGTCTTGTTGCCGTGGGTCAGGGCCCAGTCGAGCAGGTCGTGGGCCTCCTTGACGACGGCGGGGTCGACCTTCTTGAGTGCCATTGTGTGCTTCCTTCCTTGCTCGCCGGCTAGCTACCGACCGGAGATGACGTGAATCGGGTCGCCGTCGGCCGCGGTGGTATCGAAGGCCTGGCCGATCGTGAACGCGGTGGGCGTCGACGCCGTCGCCTCGACGACGACCTTGCCGGACGCGCCGCACTTGACGTAGTCGCCCGTGGTGATGGCGCCGCCCGCGATCAGCGGGGAGATCGGGCCGACCTCGTAAACGGCGAGGTAGTCGCCGCTCACGCCAGCGTCCTGGACCCAGCCGAGCGGAACGTCGCCCGCACCGGCGTTGACCAGGAGCCCGGAGCTGTTGACCTTGACGAGGGTGTTGGCGGCAATCGTGGCGCCCGCCTTGAGGCTCATCGGGAACGCGAAGAGCGCCCCCTCGATGGTGGAGTTGGCCATGGTGTCTCCTTAGGTGACGTTGTTGGTTGGGCGAGCGACTACTCGCCCTGAAGGATCTTGGCCGCCTCGGCGAACGAGCACTGATTGCGCTTCGCGATCTTCGCGACCTCGTTGTAGTCGAGCGCGCCATCGCTCAGCTTGACCGACTTCTCGATGCCGGGCCGCACGCCGGTCGGGGTCGCATCCGCGAGGTCCTCGAGGACGACCTTCATGTCCTCCGGGAAGAGGCCCACGAGCTTCTTGTAGGTCGCGGCCTTGGCCGGCTTGATCTTCCCGGCGAAGTCGCCCATGGTCTTCTCGACGAGGCGCTCGTGCTCCTTGCGGGCGATGACCTCACTCGCCTTCTTCTCGGCGCGCTCGTCGAGCATCTTCTCGAGCTCGGCCTCGGAGAGGGTGAGGACCTTCTCCTTGGAGGCCGCCTTGGCGTCGGCCTCGGCCTTCGCGCGCGCGGCCTTCTCGTCGGCCTCGATCTTCGCCAGCTCGGCGATGCGGTTCTTGATGGTCTCCTCGGTGGCGTCCTCGGAGAGGTTCAGGGAGACGGCCAGAGCCTTGATATCCACTTCGTTGTCCTCCGTTTCGGTACCAGCAAGGTCTGACGCCGTGACGACAGCCATGCCGTCGACCTGTGGAATGTTGGTGAGAGAGGCCTCGTAGATGCGGGTTGGGGCGAAGACGTTGCCGGCCGCGCGCGCCCACATGCCGGGGCTGATGAAGCTCCACTTCCTGTCGCGGACCGCGGCGATCGTGTCGTCGAGGAGCTTGGCGAGCCCCCAGAGACCGTCGAACCTGACCTCCCAGCGTCCGGGCTCGAACCAGCCGGCGGCCTCGCCACCCCTGGGCCCTCGCCCGTGCTCGTAGATCAGCGGGATCGGCGTCTTCTTCGCGTTCGCGAGGGACGCCACCTTCTCGAGATCCGAGAGCGAGCAGTCGAGGATCTCGGACTTGTTCGGGCCGATCTCCGCCCTACCGAGCGGGAGTACCTGGATCCAGGTGAGGCCGTCGGCCCCCGCCTCGTCCGGCGCCCTGATCGGCAGGAGCGCGCACTCGAGCCGCTGCTTCCTGATACGCACCTACGCCTTCCTCCCGACCGTGGCGGCGGCCTTCTTGATACTCGGAGCGTTGGTGCCCTTGAGCGGCGCCTGCTCCGGCTTGATCTTGGGCTGCAGACCCGGCTCGCTCGGCTCTCCGTCGACGCTCGAGTCGGAGTCGGCGCCCATGGCCCGCGGGTCACCGGGGACCATCGGCATCGCGAGGCACTGCTCGTCGCCATCGGGCACCGGGATCGAGAGCAGGTCGTGGATGTAGCTGACCGGGATCGTGTTCATGCCGGAGTTCACCAGCATGTGCATCGACTGGGCCACGTTGTACATGTCCGGCTTGTTCTCGACGCGGATCCGGAACTCGGGCGTGTAGAGCGCGGCGTCGTCGCGGCCGAAGTTCCGCTCGATCATCGGCGCGATGAGCTGTTCCCGAAGCGCCCCGGCGATCTCCACACCGCGAGCGAAGGACGTCGCGATCGTCACGTCGTGGTGGACCTGGGCGGATGCCCTGGAGCCAGTGTTGCGCTGGACGTCGGTCCCCTGGGTGGCGCCGAGCACAACCTTGCTGATCTCGCGGGCGGCCCAGTCGACGAGGAACTCGTGGGGGCTCGTGGAGGTCGCGCTCGAGTACGACTGAACGAACTCGATCGACGCGCCCTCGGGGAGGGCGGCCCAGGCAGCGTTGCCGGCGTTCCGGAGGGCGGCCACGACGCGGCGCTCCATCTCGGGATCGCCAGGCGCGAACTTCCCGGTACGGAACGGCATCCCGAAGAGCTCGACGAACCGGACCCACCACTGGGGACCGAACACCCGGATCATGTAGGGGCCAATACAGCGCCGGAGGACACCCCGACGGGCGGGGTTTGCGACGTGAGATTCCGCTACGAGGGTCACGATGCGTGGCCCGAGGGTGCTGACGTCGACGAGGTATGAGGCGTCCCCCGACACCTGGAGGGCGAGTGAAGTGGACGAGGGCCGATACCGGAGCCTCTGGGGGAAGATCGGGGTGAGGCTCTTGAGCCTTTCGCGCCCGCCAGTCGCTTTGCCGGCGACCGCGTCGACTTCCAGCCCGGAAGCTCCCCGCCAGAGGCCGTCGGCTAGACATCCGATGGCCTTGTCGATTCTGACCGAGGGGCTGAAGAGCTGCTCCTCGGTGTACTTTGCGATGTCGGTAGCGCGGCGACCCGCGCGAGTCTTCCTGCCGCTGGCCCCGCGCACATCCGGCGGGTACGGCAGGATGTCCAGCCGGGCGCCGGTCAGGTAGTCGGTGGCCTTGGCGAGCTCGCCGTCGAGGTGCCCATCGCGGGCCCGCATCTCGTCGTAGAAGGCGTTGAGGTACCGGGTGTCCCCGTTCTCGGCGTTGAGGATCCAGCCAAGGACCTGTTCGGGCGTGATGTTCTGGCCGGTGCGAACCTGGGTGCGATCGTTGACGGACTCGACCCAGATGCGGCCAGGCTCGACCTTCTCGTCGCCGGCCCGCGCCTGCTTCTTCGCTGCGCTGGCAACGGCTGCCTTCTTTGACGGAAGGCCGGCCTTCATCTTCACAGGCATCCGAACGCTCCGTTGCTCGTCATCGTTTCGCCAAAGATCGGGTCGGACGAGCCGTCACGACGCGGCTTGACGCCGAGACCGTGGTTGGCAAGTGCCAGCGAGATCACGCAGTCGTCGTGGTAGCCGTCGGCGGCGTCGTAGGTGAGGTTGCCGAGTGCCGTGACCTTGTACTCGTACGCCTCGAGCTCGTTCAGGAGTACCTGGATGAGCGGGTACTGGATGTGCTGCTGCTCGATCGCGACGACCAGCTTCTCGATCAGCGGTCGCTTGGACGTCGGCGAGAAGATGAAGGGCTCCAGCGAGAGGCCCATTCGCTGCATCTCTTCGACGTTCGGGTCACCGACACCGGAGGCGTCCACGACGCACCGTGCGTTGTTGTAGCGGCGCGCCACGTCGGCGATCCGCTCGCGCTGTACGTACCAGGGGAGACCGTGGAACCTTGCGAAGTAGACGAGCCTGCGCGTCCTACGCGAGAAGACCGTGATGACCGTCCAATCGTGCTTGCGCGCCAGGTCGACGCCCATGACGTAGCTGAGGCCGAAGATCGGGTCCTCTGCGACGGCCTCGTCCTTGCGCCAGTCGAGCTCGGTCTCCCAGATGCAGGCCCGCGGGTCCCGGAACACGCCCGCGCCGTCGTCCATGACCTCGGCGTTGTAGAGAGCCCTGAAGACTCGCTCGGGGAGGATGCGCCTTGCGTCCTCGACGTCCTGGGGGTTGACGTACGGGCTCGCCGAGGTCGGCATGGTGACGAAGCCGTAGGTGGGCTCCGACCCCGACTGGGCGCGCTTGAACTCCCGGATTGCCCAGTGCTTGCCGCTGCGGTCGGTGTTGAATGCGATCTTGAGGCGTCCGCCGGTCGCCGTGACCGTTGAGCGGACCGCCGGGAAAACTCCCTCGGGCTGTCGCGTGGCCTCGTCCACGAAGACGCGGTCGAACGCCTCACCGTAGATTGCGTTGTAGTTGTCGCCGGAGAAGCAGACCAGCTTGCCGATCTTGCCGTTGGTCGTGAGCGAGACCTCGATGTCGAGGTGCGGGTTCTCGCGGAACTTGGCGTACCCGTGGGACTCCCAGTTGACGAGGTAGCCCTTGATCAGCTCCCAGCCGGTGCGCGTCCTGAGGTTCCAAGGACCGACCCAGGCGACTCGCTCACCCTGGAGGAGTCCCTCCAGGCACCAGAGCGATCCCCCGACCGTCTTCCCCGTCTTGGTCCCCGCCCCGATCCACTGGATCCTTTCCTTCCCGTCCAGGAGCCTCGCCTGGTCCTCCGAGACCGGGGGCCTCGAGTAGGTTGGTAGATCCTCCGACGAGCTCGGCGTCGATGACGGGCTGTCGGTCGATTCGAGCGTTCCCGATGTTGAGGGTGAGTCGGAGCGGCTTCCCTCCTCCGGCGTCGTCGTTCCTTTGAGCAGCTCGTCCATAACCCTGCTCGTAAAGGAAACGGAAGGCGTCCCATCGGACCTTGGGGTCTTCTGACTCGAGGAAGGACGTCGCAAGTTGCTCGAGGCGGCCTTCGAGTAGTGCCCTCGCGAGCGCCGCGCCGCGGTCTCGGGCACCGGTGTCATTGGCTTTCCGCTTCCCAATCGCCACCGACCCCCCAAAAACAAGAAGCCCCCGCGGGTTGCGGGGGCGATGCGGTCTAGCCGCTGCTCGGGAGAATGTGGTGCCGCTAGGGCAGTTTCGCCACCAGTACCGGCGCAGGTCCTGCGCGTCTTGGGTCGGCCACGTATCTGACCTCCTCCTCCGACCGGTCCCGCTCGTACCTCCGGTCGATGCGTTCGATCGGGGGATCCCAGGACGTCACCCGCTCCTCGGTCCAAATGACGTGGGCGCAGCAGCGGCATCGGCGAGCCCGACCGACACAGTCGAGTTGCCCGACCGAGCTGATCGTGTTGAAGCGCCGCCCGCTGCACTTGGGACACCGGAAGGCGAGCTTCCGAATGGGGCGACGCCTGCCCTTCATCCCACCGTCCCGGCGTCGAGCTGGGGTGACGTTGCCCGAACCGGCGCCCGCGCGAAGCGCTTCATCATCTCCTCGCGGGTCTCCTCGCTCAGCGGCTTGTGGTGGCGCCAGGTGTCGGGGGTGAGGTCGGCTCTGACGCTGGAGCCTCCGAGACCGAGCCGCACCTCCTCCTCCCTCGCCAGGCCGTCCACCGCGGCCCCGGCCTCGCGCTCGATCGCGGCACGGTGCTGGTCCTCGAGGATTCCCAGGTAGACGCGGAGGTCCCCGATGGTGTCGAGGATCCCCTCGTTGTTGGCGGCGCGGGCCAGCCCGAGCGTCTGGAGCCGGCTGATCTTCACGCCGATCAGGGTGGCGGTGGCCCGGCGGCGGTCGTCGGTCGGGAGTCCCTCGCAGAGCCGGTGCGCGAACTCGGCGCTGAACTGGAAGTTCTCGTAGGGGTCGGTGCCGGGCGCGTAGTCGGCCGCCTTGCGCTCGTACGTGCCGGCGTCGTTCCTCAGGATCTCGGGGACGTTGCTCTTGCTCATTGCTCCTCTCGTAGATCTCCGAATCGAGTGAGCGAGTCCGCCCACCCGAGGGTTACCTTTCCGGTTGCCCCGTCTCGCGCCTTCGCCACGATCACGTCGCAGAGGCCACGCCCGTCGTCGCCGTAGTAGTCGGGCCGACTCAGGAACAGCACCGAGTCAGCGTCTTGCTCGATCGCCCCGGACTCCCGAAGGTCCGAGAGCTGGGGCTCCTTGTCGGCTCCACGCTGTTCAACGCGCCGGCTGAGCTGGGCGAGGGCGACCACCACGACGTCCAGGTCTCGCGCCAGTGCCTTCAGCCCGCGGGAGAGTGCCCCGACCTCCCGCTCGCGGTTCTCGTTCCGTCCCTGGGACCGCGTTCCCATGATCTGGAGGTAGTCGACGAAAACGACGTCGAGCCCGGTGGTCCGCGCCATCCCGGTGGCCTTGGCCCGGAGCTCGACGACGGTCATCGCGGACGAGTCGTCAATCCAGAGCGGCCACTGCTCGAGCCAGGCGGCGCTGACGTAGAGGGCCCGCCTCTCCGCCCGCGTGAGGACCCCGGCCTTGATCCGGGAGCCCTCGACGCCGGTGACCGACGACTGGAGCCGGCGGATGACCTGGGGGCCACCCATCTCCAGAGACGCGAACAGGACCTTGTAGCCGCCGCGGGCCTGAGCGAACGCCTGGTGAAGGGCGAAGGCCGTCTTGCCCATTCCGGGCCTGCCGGCCACGACGATCAGCTCGCCGCGGGAAAAGCCCATCGTGAGCTTGTCGAGGTCGCGGAAGCCCGTCGGCAGTCCCGCCAGGCCGGTCGCACCGAGCCGCCCCCTGGCGCTCCTGACGTTCGCGTGGGCCAGGGCACCGGCCCTCTCGGCGCGCCTCGCGGAGCCTCCCGATAGCCCCGCCAGAGCCTCCTGGGCGGCCTCCAGGACGTCAACGGCATCCCGTGCCGACGTTGCCCCTGCCGCCACCCTCGTGGCCGTCTGGGCCATCCTACGGCGCAGCGAGGCGTCCCGGACCTGGTGCGCGTAGTGGATAGCGTTCTGGACGTCCGGGACGTCGTCCAGAAGCGCCGCCAGATACCCGACCCCGCCAGCCCTCTCGAGCATCCCATCGCGCTCGAGCTCGTTCGTCAGGATCACGAGGTCAACCGGGCGTCCCTTCTGGGACAGACCAACCAGGGCCCGGTAGATGACCTCGTGAGACTGCTCGGCGAACTCGGACCCCTCGAGGATCTGGACGACGTCGTTGATCTTGGCCGGGTCGATGAGGAGGGCCCCCAGAAGGGAGCCCTCCGCCCGAACCCGACTCGTGAGGTCCGGAGCTACCACCGAGCGATCTCGACGACGTCCTTACCGGTAGAATGCCAGATGGTGACATCACCGGGGTCCGGCGACTTCACCTTGATGTGTGTCAGCGGCACCCACTTGCCGTCCATACCATCGACCTCGAGCCGACAGGCACCGCGCTCCGAGACGAGCCGAATGGTGTCGAAGCCAGGGGTACCGTTCGCGCGCGCCAGGAAGCGCTTCTCGGCATCCTTGCCGACGAGCTCGGCCTCACGCTGGAGGATCTCGAGCCTGGCGGCCTCCTCCTTCTTCTTGGCCTCCCGCCTCTCCGTCGCGGCCTTCGCCGCCGCGACTCGCTGCTCACCGCACCAGACGTCGTACGTGTAGTCGGAGGTGACGTTGGGGGAGAGACGCTGCGGCGGCTTGACGAGGAAGCCGCGCGACGGCACCCCGTTGAAGATCCGTGTGTCGACGTTCACGCACCCCATGCCGCCCTTCGAGAGGAACTTCACGGCCGGGAAGTACTCCTCGGCGAAGGTCGGCCCGCAAAAGTGGGTACCGGGCGCGATGTACATGGCCGTGTCGCCGATCTTCCACTCGTCGGAGCGCTCGACGGTGAAGAGATCCCCCTCGATCGGGATCATCACGAGGTTGTCGAGGGTCGGGTGCGGGATCTTCGCCTTCACCACGAAGGTGAAGCCGCTGGGCTTGGTGGTGACGCTGGTGTACTTGGGCAACTTGCCCTCCTTTCGCGTGCTGCTGCTGGCCGGGGTCGAGGCAACCTTGCCGGCCGAGTTGATGTAGACGAGGTCGCCAGCCTTGATCGTGCCGACGGCGACGGCGCTCTGGCTCGTATTGGGGCGGAGGCCCGCGGAGCCGAGGAGGAAGTCGGACCGGAGCGGCACGATGTCGCCGTCGACGGTGTTCGCCATGGCAATCCCGATCGGCTGGCTGGTCGGGGTGATCCACGGTGCCTTCTGGGACCGGGGCGTGTTGAACGAGGGGTCGAGGGCCCTGGACTTGGTACCGTCCATCCAGGTCGCACCGGTACCTGGGGTTCGCCCCTCGTCGACCCACCCGACGGTGTCGCTCCACCGGTACCGGTGCCAGCCCCTGTTGACGGTGTAGATGTCGCGGACAGACTCGGGCGTCATGCCGCCTCCCCAAAGATCGCCCGCTGGAGCTGATAGACCACGGACTCCTCCTTCTCTCGGCTCCACGTCGGGCAACGCTCGGCGGCCTCGCCCATCTCCATCAGGAGGGCGTGGAGCATCTCGTGGCCGGCGTCGACGAGTAGCTCCTTGTGGGAGCGCTTCCACGCGGCCTTGGCGTTAACGATCACGTTGAAGGCGTTAGCATCGTCGAGGCCCCTGCCCGTCCTGGAGATGGCGATGATCGCCCCGTCCGCCATGTCGGACTCGTTGGCGACCTCGACCTGGATGTTGTAGCGGACGCCCAGGCGCTCCTGGGCATCGTTGATGGCCTTCAGGACCCGCTTGACCGTGTAGGACTCGGTCTTTGTCACGTCAGTTGACGACGGCTTCGCCGGCCGGGGTGATGCGCACCCAGATCCACCACTCGGCCCCGGTGGAGCTGTCCCACCGGTGGACGCGCAGGTAGCGCTCGGTGATGCGCTTCGTGGCGGTGGTGACGTCGGTGGCGCCAGGCTCCGCAACGACCGTCGTGTCGACGGGCCCAGGCGCCGGCTCACCCGTGGGGAGCGTCGCCACGTTCGTGGGTGCGTCGTACGACCTGTGCATCTCGAGCGCGGGCACGCCCGGTCGTTCGAAGAGCCCGTGCTCGCACCAGATGTTGGGGCAGGGGAAGTTGCCGCTGTGGTCGCGGTAGCAGGGGCGGATGTTCGTGCTCACGCTCTGATCTCCATTCCGTTGACGACGCACCGATAGGAGCGCCGGAAGTGAACGGGGGTCACCGCGAAGGCGTTCCCCCCGCCGAGCTCGTAGTCGAGGATGACGAGCCCCTGGTTCCAGTTCGGCCGCATGCGGAGCCACTCCGGCGTGCGGTTCTGGAGGTGCCCGCACTCCGTCCAGCTCAGCTCGGCCCCCTCGGTCGTGAAAGAGAACGTCCCGAGCCGATGAGTATGGCCAGACGCGCCGCTCACCATCGTGGCCATCAGCTCGGACTTGGCCGACTGCCCCGCGTCCTTCCGAATGTGGCTGCCGTGGGTAACGATGAAGGCCGGGTTGACGTGATACGTCGGTCGCAGTCCGCCGGTGAAGCCGAAGCGCTTGAGGTCCATCAGCCCACCGAGGTCGAGGGCGCCAACGAGGGCCGGGTTCTTCCAGATGAACCGCACCAGGCGCTCCTCGTGGTTGCCGATGATCTGGATGCGCTCCGTCTTGCGCGGCAGCACGCTGTCGAGGCGCTCGTAGAGTTGGTGCTGCAGGTCCAGCTCTCGCTTCACCGAACCGATCGCGATGTCGGGGTTGTTGTCGAACCGGCTGAGCCCGTAGAAGTCCAGCACGTCGCCGAGCTGGATGAACAGCGACGGCCGCACGGCTGCGGTGACCCGAAGAGCGAGGAGAATCGCGCGGTCGTCCTGGTCACCCAGGTGGGTGTCCGGCCAGAGGACCGCGCGACCGTACCGCCCAGCGGGCCCATCCGGGGCCGGCGGCGCGGTCGCCCAGATGGGATCGCTCACTAGTTCGAGGCCTTGTGGCGACCGACCGGGCGCATCGTCACGCCGGCCCGCTTGAGGGTCGCGTACACCGCGGTGGCGCTGACGCCGACCTTGGCCGCGACCTGGCCGATCGAGAGCCCCTTCTTGGAGTAGAGGTCGATCCGACGGTTGGTGTCCTTGGCGCTGAGCTTCTTCACGAGATCTCCTTCACGACCACGACGATGCGCGGCCGGTGTTTGTCCACAGCCACGATGTGGCGTGGTGGTTGCGGTACGAACTTGCGGTTGTCGTTGGGGATCACGCCGGCTTCGACGAGCCCGTCGAGGATGAATTTCTGGCCAGCCGTCAGGTTGTCGGCGTCGCGCCGGATGTC